GGTTTCGATCAGCGCCTGGATTTTGGGCCCGATCACCTCGAGCAGCTTGTCCCTGAGTTTCTGGAGCACCGGGGCGATCTTGTCCCAGTTGAGGTAGATCAGCGCGCCAGCCGCGGCCACCGCGGCAAGCGGCGCAAGCAGCGGGGCAAGCGCGCCGCCGAGCGCGGCCAGCGCCCCGCCGAGCCCGCCTGCGGCGGCAATCGCCGGGGCAAATGCACTTACCAACGAGCCGAAGGAGGAGACCAGCGTGCCCGCGATCACCAGCAGCGGCCCGGCTGCTGCCGCGGCGATCCCGAAGCCGATCGCCACGTCCTTTTGCCCGGGCGAGAGATTGTTGAAGGCATCGAGCAGCTTGTTGATCACCGGCTCGATCCGCGCCGCCACGTCAAGCAGGAAGCCCCCGATTGCCTCCTTGAGATCGGACCACTTGTTGATCATGTCCGAGCCCGGGGCGGCATCGCGCGCGGCCTTGGCCGCACCGCCAAACTGCCGCTCGAGCTCGCCGAGGATGACCGCCTGCGCCGCCGCGACATCGCCGGTTTCGACCAGGCTCTTGATCAGCGCCTTCTGCTCTTCGGTGAAGGAGACGCCCACGCGCGAAAGCGCGGTGAGCCCCTTGACCGGGTCATTCAAGGCCTTGCCGAGCTGGATCGCCGAAGATTGCAGATCCTGCCCCAGCCGCGCCGAAAGGTTGACCGCGGCGAGCTGCGCGCGGTCAAACGCCTCGCCGCTGATGTTGCCGAAAGTGAGCAGATTGGCAGTGACCGAGCGCAGGATTTCCTTGTCGTCGAACGCCGAAAGCTTCTCGAGCTCCTTGGCCGCCTGCTGGAGCTGCTCGCTGCTGCGCCCGGCGGCGGGCCCCATGCTTTCGAGCGCGGCATTGACCTGCGCAATCGCATCGGAGGCCTGCACCGCCGCATCAAAGCTCGCCTTGCCAAGCAGTGCGAGCGGCGCGGTGACGGCAACCGAAAGCGTCTTGCCCACCGAGGCCATGCTCTCGCCCGCCTGCTGCAGGCGTTTGCCCGCCGCTGCGACCTGCTTCTGCGCTGCTTTGAGCCCGTCCTCGAAGGCGGCGGTGTCAATCCCGAGCGTGACGCGCAGCGCGCCGATGACGCTTTGGCTCATCTCTCACTCCGGTTGGCAGCGGGGTTGGTCATCGCCACCAGCTGGCGCATCACCGCCAGCACCTCCTCAGGTGATTGCGGATTGTCGGGGCTGGCGCGCCGCTGTGGCTGGCGGATGCTGGGCAGGCGGCGCGGGATCTTCCCCGCGCGCATGAAGGCGGCGGTGCGCCAGGCGGCAAACAGCGCGATTTCGTATTGGCGCAAGCGCGCCTCGGCCAGGCCCGAGAGCACCGCATCGAGCGTGCGCGGGGTCTGCCGCCAGAATGCCTCCGGATCGAGCCCCCCGGCGCACCACTCTGTGAGCAGCCCTAGCCAGTTCCAGCCGCCGGGCTCGGCGGCGGGCCCTTGGGGCTGGGCGCGCCCTTTGCGTTTGGGAAGGCGGCCTCGATGCCCGCGCGGATGAGTTCGGTGGTGCGTTCAAGCCCCAGCGCGGTGATGATCTCGCCGGCCTCCTCGAGCGTTGCCGCAGGCGCGAGCGCGCAGGCAAACAAGGCGCGCAATTTGCGGAACGAGAGCTTTTGCCCCAGCATCTGCTGAAACGCTTCGGCATCCTCGATGCCAAGCTCCTCCTCAATCCGGCAAAAGGCGTTGATGTCGAAGCGCAGGGCCCACACCTGCCCCAGCGCCTCGAACTGGATGGTGCCGTTGTCAGCCATCAGGGCACCTGCGCCTCGGTCACCGCCCCGGCCACCTTGATCGTGGCTACTGCCGTCTGCCGGTCATCGACCGGAATTGCACGCTCATAGCCCTTGACATAGCAGGGGAAGGTGAATTTCCACTTTTTCGAGGCACCCACCGAGGTGGGGACAATCACCTCCATGTTGCGCACCGTGCCCGCGGCCTTGGCCGCCGAAATGGTGAGATCGGTGACGCTGCCGGCGATATAGTTCATCTCGATCTGGATCTCGCCGTTCTCGATCAGCCCGGCGATATATTCGCGCTCGCGGTTCGGGGATTTGTAATGCGTGACCTCGACATCCTCGACCTGCGGATTGGGCAGCGTGATGTTGAACACGCCCTCGAGCTCGATCTTCACCGGCGGGGTGGCGTCGTTGAAGATGTAAACCTCGGTGCCCCAGCCGATTTTTTCTCCAGCCATGTGCTACTCCTTTTGGGCAAGCCGCTCACGCGGCGGGTGAAAACCAGACGAAAAAATCCATGCTCACGCGCTGGGCAATCAGCCCGCCGCCGAGCTCCTCGATGATCGGCCCGCGCGCGGCATCAAGAAAGGCCGGGGCAAAGCGGATGCCGCCAAGCTCAGCGGGCTGCTCGAGCACGGCCACCAGCGCGCGCTCGATGGCCTTGGCGGTGGCAAAATCGCGCGCCCAGATGTCAAACTGCACGCGCGGGCCCGAAAGCCCCGCCGGGCCCTGATAGGTGTAGCTCCTCCCGGGCGAGACATTGGTGAGCGTGACCGCCGGCAGCCCCTCGCCAGGGGCGCGCCAGCCCCAGGTGATGCGGTTGCCCACCAGCGCGGCAAGCGCCGGGGCGGCAAGCAGCCGCGCGGTGAGCGCCTCCTCCACCTCTCACACCCCCTGCACTTTCGCCCGCCGGGCAGCCCGACGCGCCAGCCGCGCGGCCGATTTCTGGATTTCCTCGCCGAGCTGCGAGGCAATCGTCTCGAGCGCCCCGTCTTTGTTTGCATCCCAGGCCGGGCGCAAAAAGGGCTGCGGCCGCTGATGGATATTGCCAAACTCGTTCTGAATGCCCGCCGGGTCCTTGACGCCGACGTGGACCTCGATCTCGCTCTTGCCAAGCTTGCGCGCAAGGCCGGCCTGGCGGCGGGTGAGGCGCGTTCCCGTGGCAACATCGCGGCGCAAGCGGCCGGTCAGTTGCGGCGCAGCCGCCGCGGCATCAGCCTCGATCGGCGCGGCTGCAGCCATCAGCACGCGCTTCAAGACATTCTTGCCGGTCGCCTTGGGCAGCTCGGCCAGCGCGGCCTCGAGCTCGGCAAGCCCCTCAACTCTGACGGTTGGCATCGCCTGCCTTTCGCGCCCGGGCGGAGCGCGCCCGCACCGGCCGCACCAGCCCGGCGGCAATCAGCGCCGCGGCTTCACCCTCGGGCAGCGCGTAGATCGTGCCCGGCTTCTTCCAGAACGCGCTCCCGCGCGGATTGCCGTGCGCCCGGATCGCGCGAACCCTGATCATTTCTGCCTCTTTCATGCCCCGACAATATCGGCGACCGGGCCGATCGCGACGATTTCCACCCCCTCGCGCCGGCCGATTTCGGTGGCTGAGATAATCTCATAGGTCATGCCGCCACATTCGACCCGATCGGCCGGGGAAATCGTGGCGGTGCGCGCGTTCCAGCGCAGCCGCCAGCAGCGCAGCGCCTGCGCGCGCACGCCGCCCGCCTGCAGGCCTTCGCTCCCCTTGAAACGCCGCGCGTCTTCCTCGGCCCAGAAGGTGCCGAAATCGCTCCAGCTGGCAATCGGCTCGTTGAGCGCGTTGCGCGCAGGCGCGCTCGCGCGGCGGATCGTGATCCGGCGGTTGAGGGGCCCCAGACGCATTTATTGCTCCACCAGCGTGCGCGCGAGCAGGGCAAGGCGCACAAATGCAACATCGTTGAGGCGATCGCGATGGATCACCTGGCTGCTTACCACCGCCTCGATCACGATGTGCCCGGGAAGCGTGATGGCATCGCCAACGATCGCCTCCTCGAGCGCGGCGCGGATCTGCTCACACAGCCGCGCGGCCTCGGCGAGACCTGCGCACGGCATGAAAAAGGTCAGCTCAAGCTCGTGTTCCCTGCCCGCCTGGCCCGAGGGGAAAACGTATGGCCATTCCTCGGCCAAAGTGCAGCAATCGCGCGGATGCTCGCCTTGCAACAGCCGTTCGCCAGGCGTGAGTTTTGCAAGCGCGACGTTGGCAAAAGCCTCGCCAAGGGCAAGCGATACGCGGTTCATCGGCATTCAGGCAACGAAGGGGACGCGGAAGGGCGCGAGCAGCGCCGCGAGTGCCAATTGCACCTCGGTCGCGACGGTTGCCACCACCACCGCCTCGCGGTTCTGGTCCCAGTGCGCGACGAGCAGCTTCATCGCGTGGACGAGATCCTCGGGCACCTCGGCGGCATTGGGCCAGCCCGCGCGCCATTCGACCATCACCGCGCCCGGGCCGAAGCTCGTCGCGGGCCAGACTTGCCCCGATGCGGGCAGCACTTGCGCCGGGCGCGAGACGGCATCGAGCGCGTATTGGGCCGGATCGAGCAGCTGCACCGTGCCCGCATGATCGCGGTATTGGATCGCGAGCAGCTCAAGATTGTGCCCGCCAGCCAGCCAGATCGGCCCGCAGGGAAACTGCATCAGATGCGTCTGGCGCGTCTGGCGCAGGATCGGATAGCCGAGCTCGCGCTCGATCATCCGGTGCGCTGCGGCAATCAGCGCGCTGATATGCGCATCCTGATCGGTGTCAGTCTCCTCGATCCGCAGCTGCCGCTTGGCCTCGGCAAGCGAAAGCGGATGCCCGCTAGGCGGGACAGTGACGATCGTGCCCTGGCGCATCAGCCCTGCCCCTTTTTCGGCCGTCCAACCGGGCGCGCAGCGATCTCCGGCCCCGGGGGCTGGCGCGTGATGTGCCACAGCCGGCGCAGCGCCCGCTCGCGCAAAGCCCGCCCGGCGCGCAGATCGAACACCAGGCGCGGATCGTGGAAATAGACCCGCCCGAACCGCGAGGGCGGGACATTGTGGCGCGCAAGCCAGGCGTTGACCGCGGCCACCGGATCAAAATCCTCCGGCAGCGCGGCCGCTGCCCCAAGCGCCTCGGCAGGGGCGTGCATCATCCTCAGGCCAGCGCCACCAGATCGCCCGCGGTGGTGCCAGTCGCGCGCACGTGCGAGACGCGCACCGCGAGCACCAGCCCCGCCGGGCAATTCCTGAACGTCACATCCTGGCTCGCGCCGATCCCGCGCACGGTCAAATCCCCGGCGGTGCCGATGTAGATCGCCTTGGGGATGACGGGGAGCGGATTGGTATCATTCGGGGTGATCGGATAGGGGTTGATCGAGGCTGCCAGCAGCGTGTCGCCCGCAACGCCGTTGAAATTGTCGACAGACATGGCTCAATTCCAGGGCTCTGCCCGCCACAAGATGCGGCCCTCTCCGGGGGAGCAAGAGAGGGCCGCCAGGCGGGAGGGAGAGGAGGGGAAGATCAGGCCGCGGCCTCGCTCGCCTCGGCTGCGCCTGCGCCCTTGGCCTTGGGCGATTTGTCTTTGATGGGCTCGGCAATGCCGCGCTCGATCAGGCTGTCAGCGACCGCCGTCTCAAATCCGGCAATCTCGCCCGGATTGTAGAGCGTGCCGATTGTGTAGGGCATCAGAAACCTGACTGCTTTCATGAACGTGCTCCTTCAATTGGCTGGCAGCAGCAAGCGGGGCAGCCGCGTATCCGCCGCCGCCCCGCATCCTCCTTACGGCGTCCAGGTCACGCCGGTGAGCACCGCAAAGGCGGTGTCATAGCGCAGCGCGGTGTCGTGCTCGGCGATCACCCGCACCACCGTTTCGTCATTGCTGAAAGCCGCGCGCAGCGTGCCGCCGTCATCATAGGCCGCCACATCCGAGACCGCGATCGCGATCTGCCCGGTATCGCCGATCAGGAACTCGTTGAAATCGCCGAAATAGACCTCGCTCTCGTTCGATCCGGCGCCGAGATTGTCGGGCACCGAGGTGGTGATCCCGATCGGGTAGATGCCAAGCCGCCCTTCGGAAACCTCGGGGAAGGCGCGGTTGCCGTTGCCATCGCGCAAATTCTCGAGGAACATCGCGGTGCGCGGGCTCATGATGTAGCCGCAGCGGGTCATCGGAATGTTGGCGTTCATCACCGCGAGCCGCAGCTTGCCGAGGTCATTGCTGACATTGACGAGATTGACCGTGGGATTGGCGGGGATCACATTGCCCGCTGCCACTAGGTTGCGCAGCCCGGTGGGCGCGGTCGAGGAGCCCACGCCGCGCAGGAACTGCTGGTCTTCTTTCACCGCCACCGCCCGCGCGAGATCGTCACGGATCATCGTCTCGACATCGATTGAGGCCCGGCGGATGAGCTGGTTGGTGATCGCCACCAGCGCGGTCAGCCGCTTGGCGCTCATCGTGATCTGGCCGATCGTGGCATCGGTGGCAGGCGCGGGCACGCGCTCGCCGACATAGCTTGCGGCGGTGCCGGCGGTGGCCTTGCGCATGGTGAGGTTGCCCTCGGGCATCGGCACCGAGCGCGCGCCCATGTTCCGGATCACCACCTGCGGGCGCAGGAACTCGATGAAATCGCGCGAATAGGCCGTATCGACCAGAAACCCGCCCTTGGTCGCGGTGCTCTGCTCCATGTTGGCGACAATCTGCGCCATTTCCGAGCCATA